TCCTTAGTCCAATCGGCTACCAGCGTAGGCAGTAAAGCCGTATTTCTTAAACACATCAGCCGCCGCTTGAGCACCGGCTTCCAGTGTGTCTACGTTTTGTACATACATGTCTGCAGGGTTCCAAATTTGGAAGGCTCCTGTGTGGCTTTTTCTGACGCCTGCTTCTTTAAGAGCTCGACCCAATTTGGTATTGCCTTTGATACCAAAAATATCAACCCAAGCAAAACCACAGGCAAATTGATCTCGACCGTTTAGTTTTTCTTGGAAGAATTGTTCAGCAGCTATGCGAGCGGCTGTTTTTGCTTCGGCCACGATTGTATCAATTTTGACACCGTTAACTGTAACTGACATCTTGAGCTCCTTTTAAGTTTCTATACAAGTATTATAGCAAATGGGCAATTATTGGTCAACCGCTTTTGTACGCACATCTGTGTTCAAATTAGGTGCGTACTTTCGTATTAGTTCGCGCTCGAATGTGTGTGCTTCGGTCTTGCCACGCAACACGGCCAAAACGCTGACAGTAAAACCACCAACGCCACGCTCACGCATGGTTTCATAAAGCAACCACGACTTGTCTTCTGAACGTGAGCGATAAAAATGTTTCATGCAACGAGTCATTACAGATTTTTTCACGGTGCTTGCAGTCTTGGCAGTGACTCCGATGTAGAAGTCTTCACCGCTTGTGAGCATGTAAACAATGTGAGTACGATCTGTACGCTTTTTTCGGGGTTGCTTTTTAAGTTCCATACAAGTATTATAGCAAAAAGGGCATTTCTGGTCAACCAAAATGTAGTACTACAAAAGTACTACTTTTTTAGGGCCAAAAAGTGTTGTTTTTTTGCTCAATACCGTTGTAAACTTGCCACAAATCGCTTGACATCATTATACAGGGCATACATTGTGGCTTCCCGACTGTCAAAGAAACACAGTAGTGGTTTTTTACCCAGTTTGATATAGTAAGGAGCAGTGAGTTTACGATCCAGAACCAGCAACACACCGGCTATGGCTTGTATTGCGGTTGGGGTTTCATAATCCCAGTGTGCTAATTTGTATTGTTCAAACGCCTGGAATCCGTCATACGTGAGTCGCCATCCACCGTTGGGATTTTGCCACCAGTGTTGCATGGCATCTTCCACAGTCCACAGGTCCGACTGTGCAGTTAGTTTTTGGGTGAGTTCTAGTTTACTTGGCATCGGGGTATATTTGCGCCCCCTGCGTCAAGAGCACCACTGTGAATTTGTCAGTCTTGAATTGTGTGTTGAGTTTACGTGCCAGGTTTTTGGCATGGCCAGGATTGGAGAAACTAACCTTCTTGTACTTGGGTCCTGGATACTGTGTGAGCATGTTTGATGTTTTCAAGTTGATGGGTTTTGCATCAAAAAACACCGCCCATACTCCTTCCGAGGCCAACACTTGTTCGGTCTTGTAAGTTGCTTTGTCAGTGTGTTCAATCAACACATTTGGCTTGGGTCTTGACATCATTATCTCCGTAGTTTATTTATCTCAAAAACTACGTGGTTTTGAAACTGCCACCACTCAATTCTACCGTAATTGCTTCTTCTTTGGCTGTGGGTTTTAGGTTACGCATACCTTCCAATGTCAGCAAAAGTTTGGTAATATCCCCGTGTAAGTCTTTGGCATCACGCAATGAAATTGTGAGATCTCGCTGACCGCGACTTTCTGCGGCCTTGATAGCATCAACAAAGCGATTGATATGTAGGCTCATAGTGCATGGTCTTTCTTTAACAACGTGGCCTGCTCGGTGGTTAGTTTCACCGACAGTGCAATTCGATCACTGGTTTGATTTCTTGTGCCGTGTACAATGTCTACTGGAATCAACAGCCATTGTCCCACTGGCAGTTTCTCCGCATGAATTTCGTCTAGTGCCGGATGATGACGCCAATACGACAATGGGTTCCATCCAGGACGTATTTCTTGCCCACGCTCTTGCGACCAATACGTTTCAACGTTATCACCACCAGCATCTACAACATAATTCAAAGACCACTCAGCATGAAAATCCTGGTGTGGCCATAGATCACCTTTGGTGGTTATTGTAACTTGTGGACAAGGTATATCGTTACTGACATGTTTAGCAAACCATTGATGGTGCATTGAGGTCAACGATTGGTGATAAAATTCTCCATAACAAAGAGTTTTACCACTTATAATTACAGTTTCTGCAGGCTCAGCTCGATTTGTAAAATTATCATTGTACCCACTTGGAGATGACCGGTCAAGATTCAACGCAATTTTTTTACTTGATTCAAGGAACCATGTTGGCAACTGAGGTAAGTTTATGCGTGTGACAAACTCATTCATTTCACAAACTGTTCCAACTCAGGTGGAGTCCAGCCCACAGGCTTGAGTACTTTGCCATCTTCACGCTTGCGAACCTTGCCAGTGTCCTTGTCAATCTTGGCAAAGTTAGTACGCATGACTTCTTTCCATGCACCTTCGGCATCTGCACCCAGACTATGGATAGCACCAATGGTCACAACCAGGATGTCAATCAAGGCATCAAGGTCATCCACTTTGGTTTTGCTGGCCACCAATTCGTTAAACTCTTCTGAGATGAGATTGCAATACAATTGATATTGTGCCTCATTAAACTCGCCCACAGACTGATCGCAGGCTCGCATGAATTTTTCTTGATCTCTAAACGGATTCGTCATTTATTTTTTCCTTTAACCAACAACTGAGTTCATCAGCAATTATAGAATGTCCACTGACATTTGGATGGCACTTGTTAGGCGATATGTATTCATGCATTGATAAATTATACCAATCCAAGTCTGCGTCATCCATTCTGTGAGCAATATTTAATACCTCAACTAATGTTTTATTATAAAACAAAGTTTGATCGATTGCACTATGTTTTGGAGTACGATCCCAGTTGTTTACAAATAAAACACGACTTCCTTTTGAGTGACAAAATTGTTGTGCCGCCAGTATGTTTCGTACGCGATTAAATTGATCCAACTCGTTGCTGTGTATGTATTTGTAGTATGCAGTTGATGCTGGGGTATTGGCAGTAGGATGTAGTTCACGTGGTCCACGATTGATTGTCATAGACCTTGATATACCAGTCAAGCAAAACAAAACCAACACTTCGTTGTTTAGTGTTGCATTTAATAATCGATATAATGCTTGATCTGCACTGGTTGCCTGCTCTGCTAAATTTACAGATTCCAACCCCAACTGCCGGGAAATCAATGCCGGAAATGCAAAAGACTTGTTGTCTAATTCAGCACCTGCAGGCCAGCTATCACCGACTGTTAACAAATAGCGTGGGCGCACTGGCTTCTTCTTTGCTGTTAAACGGGCCTTGATACTCGTAACGCTCCAAGGAAATGAGTTTGGGGTGTTGTACTGTTTTCCACTTGCGATGTTGTCGCACTCGATACCACCCGGCCGCAAACCATGACTTGGATTTGGTGTCTCTTGTGAACAAGGGCAAACGGCGTTTGACATCCCAAAGAGGATTGTATACCGTGCCTTCCACATTGTGACCATACACTATATTTTCTGGTACAGGTGTGGCTTTTTCTGGTGGCTCAAACTCAATGTTCACAGCCTCTCGAGCCATTTTAACTGTTTTGTAACTCACAACATTGTCGTGAATTTTTATGATACAGTTACCGTTTTCGGCCACTTCAAGTTGACCAATCTTGCGCTTGTTCTTCTTGAGTATCCAATACTGATTCTCTACCACGGGTTTGGCTAATATCATTTAATACTCCTTAGTTTTATCAATGCACTAGACATCATTGTATTGTGTCTAATTGTTCTATACAAAATTTATATAGATTGGCGCCTAATTTCCAACGAGCTTGTTCAAGCTCGGGCTTTAACTCTTGGTATATGTCTCTACAGTTTTTGATCAAATCTCTATTCTGATCAATCATTGCTTCTAGACGTAATTCATGGTCTAATATGTTATCAAACTCTAGATTGGCATACCTGCTTATATCCACATCGTAGAATCTTTGTATAGTGTTCATTACATAAGGGCGACCATAGATTAAAAACAACTTGCCCAGTAACGGTGGCCAAACATGCTTGTCGTTTAGTTGAAATATTCCAAAGCCAGAATCAGGATTTATAACCAATGGGACGTTGGCAAACACAGGCTCAAGATTTAACCAATTTTCAACGTTGCCACTGGCCCAGGTATTGCCATACTGTGCGTTACTTCGTGACTTGCCATCAAAAAAGTTTAGTTTAGGATATAACTTAACAGGGTTGGACTTGGACCAATCAACGTGGTCGTTGGGATAATCTTTTGGGTAGGCCACAGTGGTCATTCCATACTGTGTTAACTCTGCGGTGTGTAGTTTTTTACCTAATGCATGTTTGTGTGATTCATACCTGCCTAACATGCATAGGTAATTGTAATCTAAGTCTGTTTCTTTAGGCGGTGGTGTCCATAGTTCTTTAAACGCCAAACAGTCATTAAGCATCCACCATTGCACCTCAAGGCATTTAATACGAAGTCCACGATACTCAGTCCACTCTTCCATGCGATCTATTTGCGTGATCCACCATACTGGATCTTCAGCATAACTGTTTAACAAATCAAACAATTGTTGATTGTGTGGCCACATCCAGTCTTCGTCCCACACAATAACAGCAACCTTTTTATTGCTTGCCAACGCCTTGTCTATGCTGGACTTGAGCCAGTCAAAGTTACTTTCTCCAATGGTATGCCCGTGGAGACTAACAAGTTCAATATCAGGTCGACAAGCCGCAATCAATCCAAGCGAATGATATCCATCAATTTGCTTATAATCTTTTTGAATTAAATGATTGTATTCAGGCCAATCAGCCATCTAACGTGCCTTTGTATGTTTCGTTAAGCCAACGACTGACTTGATCTGCGCTGTCACTTAGTTTGGTCAGCTCGTATTTGCCACAGAACTTTAGGAAGTGTGCGCCTACCATGCCAACATCCTTGTGTGAGATTTGTTCACGAATGCAACCATCCACTGTGGCCTTGACATCTTCAGGTTGTGCGGTAAGGTCAATCAAGGTACAATTACGTTCATAGTCGTCCAACACACGATGTTCTAGACCGTTGTGGTCGGTCCAACGTTGCAGCATTAGGTTGTTCCACGAGTAGCCTTTTTTGTCTCTGTCTCCAAAGGCCTCACGGAGACCAACTTTATTCTTTGTGCCTTTCTCACGTACTCCAGGATACGCACTGAATACGTTGTCT